TTGCGAATGTTTTGGTGTTTGCAATTCTTCAATTAATCGTTGCTGAATCTTAACCAATCGTTCTAATTCTTCAATTCTTATAGCAAATTTTACAAACCAAATAGGCATTGTTGGTGGGTGCATTATTTCAATTCCTCAAATTTATTAGCAACGTCTTTGTCCAACCTACGCTCAATAAAGATTGGCAGAAACAAAGTCCATTTGCCAGATTTCTTATCTTGAATACGTTGATTGTACTTGACAGTCACGATTTTATCAAGAAAATATTCTGCAGGTTGATCACGGTCATCATCATTAAAACCAGAACCAACCCTGACTTGTAGCTTTCCATCAGCAGTTTCACAAACAAGATTTCCAAGACGGTCTTTGTTACGACCAGTCCCCAACTCCCAACCAACAACAATCAAATCTGCCTCTTCCTCTGCCTTCATCTTACCAAGGTCTTTGGTGCGTTTAGGTTGCCATACAGATTTAATATTCTTGATAATCGCACCCTCAAGTCCATGTTTGATGCAATTATTATAAAACTCCATTGCTTCAGTTTCTGTCTTAACTGTTTTCGCTTCAGCAACCCAAATGTTGGAATTTGATTTTTGTACATCAGACAATTTATCCCAACGACGAATGTACTCATCGTACCGATCTGCATACATTAAAGTAGAACTGAAATCGACAATATCCCAAGCAATGAAGGTTGCATATTGAGCAATCTCAGGGGTCATCGTACCTTTCACACCACGATTGAAATGCCCATTACTAGTTTTACGGTCTAGGAATTTTCCATTCGCATCACGGAACACTACCTCACCATCCCACACTTCGCCTTCTTTCATGAGCAGACGAGCAGATGTATCCAACGCACCACAGAACTCAATGATTTTACCATTGCGTGAGTATGCAGTCGCAGTCGAACCATCGAACATCAAATGGCAACGACCACCATCAAATTTAACTTGTGCAAATGCTGGATACTTGATACCGCTTGTATCCTTATGTGCAAGCATTACATCAAACGTGGGAATCAACCCTGGCCACACCTTGTTTGCTGTTGAGTCAGAGCAACCAACACGAAGGTCACGACCAATGATTCGTTCGATTACTTCAGGTTCTTCACATTCCTCAAGAATTGCTGTCAAATGAGAAATTGCACTGTTGCCAGTGTGAGTACGATTTGTAAGTAACTTGAGTTCCTTAAGTGCCTCTTCTACCGTATATGAGTGCGTTCTGCTCTTACCATATTTGGGGATCTTAGCAATCCAATAATTAATCATTGGATCATATGCTGCCTTGAATACATCACGTAACAGATTATTTTTGACCTCACGTTTGAGGATTGCTTCTTTGGCAAGACGACTGTTGTCATCAGCAAGTTCATCCAAAATTTTGAGAATACTCACTTAAGTTCTCCATTATCATAAAATTTCTTAACACGAACCATCAACATAATTTCGTTACGCAAGTCACGAAGTTGAACAAGTGCCAATGTCTTATCCACATCAAAAATTTTATCTAGTGAAGGGAACTCATTCACCTTTTTAATCTTTTCGTCAATTGCCGCTAAGATAAGGTCTGCATCAATGATAGTCATTACCACATACTCCTAGTAATATATTCAACAGGAACACCAGCATCTTTAATCTTGAACGCATCACCAGTACGCGCCCACATATCAACTTGCTCCTTCAATTCCTCAACTGCAGTTTTCATATCCATCGTGCTGAACACCAACGACCATGCACCTTCAGGATTACGTTCTGCATCATTCATCTGACGCATCACACGATACTGATAAACAGGTTCTTGGTATGTCATTTCGAATCTCCCAAACGGTCACAATAACCACGATACACGTTGCTTTCTTTTTCAATCTTAGTCACAGGACACACGAAACGCATAACGTCCTGACCTTGATCACCTTCAGAGATGTCAACAAACTCAACATCTCGCGTGTCATGTTTTTCATGGCATTCAGAGCAATACACATAATGACTTGTCACTTGAATCTCCTTAGTTGATGGAGTGCATTCTACATGAACAAACAGATAAGTCAATACTTTTTGTAACTAGTTGATTTCTCTAACATATTCCTGATCATGATCAGGTAATTGATTGAATGGAATGAATTTATCACTACCACATTTTGGACAACCAACATCATCCTTGGGAGGGACGAATTTAAAACAATCGGCGCATACAAGCATATTTGACCTGTTGCCAATATACTTCATTACACCGTTGAACTCATGCAACATGATTATTTCTTTCCGATGAATTGTTCTGCAAATCGTTTATGTGATGGACTTTCTAGTGTAGATAACCAAGTTAAGAATCTTTTAATCATTGCAATATTCCTTAAACAGAATATTTATTGCATCGCAACAATCAAAAGTTCCCAAGGCACATGTTATCTTCTTTGATCGAGTCGAATCCTAAAGCAACATATTTCAAGAAAAGACCAATGTCTTTGAATTGATGATCGTCACTGACAACATACACTCCATTTTCAAAGAAATTTATTGCCGTTACTGCATCAACTTCTTTGTCTTGAGTACAAATGACTGCTTTTGCCACACAAGCATTAACTTCATTATCTAAGTAACTGAATGATGATACATTTTCAGCAGATAGATAAAAAGTTTCGCCAGTACTAAAGTTTGTGTTTTTGCCAATATATTTGACCATATCGACTGCAGGATCAACAGACGGATTGAATACAACCGCATTTCCATCAAACAAGTCTGCCATAATTGCTGCCCAATATCCACCCAAACTAGTTCCGACAAACAAAACCTGATCACCCGCATTTGCGGTTTTGGTCAAATAATCTGCAACTTGTCTTAATAGATTAATAGGATCATATTTGTATGGAACGTCAGGGGCAAAAACACTGTCATAATGTTTTCGCAATTCCTTAACTTTTGTTGAATTTGGACTTGACGCGAATCCGTGAAAGTAAATAACATGTTTCATGATGTTCTCCTTGACGTGAGTATATTACTGATATCCTATACACTTGTCAATAGAATACGCAACTCATTGTTTTAACTCTACTTTACATGCCCTTGTAAATGTTTTTTGGTTACTACACCACCAATCAACCTTTCATGACTTCCATCTTCATTATGTTTAACTATCTCTTTTCCTGTCAATTCTGCAGCACGACTGTTTGGTATATTGGGCATCCCTGCTACGTCATATACATGTTTCATTTTATGACTTACTTCGCCATAGGCACGTTTTTGTTTATTGTCTTCCCCAACAGTACCATACAATGATTTTTTGCCTTCTTTAGTTCCATCTGTACCTGCAGCAATTAGTTTTCTACCATGGTGTTTTTTGTACAACATGACAGATTTTGCCTGATTATTTTTTCTATGAAGTTTCATTACTACGTTAGGGTCACGAATATCTTTTTTAATTCTATCCGATTCTTCTTGTGTCCCATGCCCTAAGTTCCTATAACCACCAACTTCTTTATAGGCAGATTGGATCATACGATGGGCATCCTCAAGATGCTTTTCTTTTTCGGCAGGATCGTGTGTGGTGACGTAATGCTCTAGCAGGTATTGTTTGAATGGTAGCATAAAATATTCCAATATAATAGAATATTTATACAACCTCCGCTTTGTCTGCAATGTTATCTGTCTTATCAAACTGCTGAGTTGGACAGATGAGGTATTTTACCAACACCCCATTGATATACTTACTAGATCCAAGATCAACAAGGAAATAATTCTTTCCCTGCACCTGTATCTGATCAACAACATTTACCTCTTGCCCGTTGTGCAGTTTCATTAGTTCATCCCTAATGCAAGATTCGCCTCATCGTTATCGAGGAAAATATCATTTCGAACATCGTAGTACGCATGCTCTCCGGTAACAGTGTTCCACATGTAATGAAGGACACGACCAGTACGGGTGGTGAATGGGACTTCAGTACCACCACAACCTGCCACCCAACCATTTTGCTCTGTCATGACAAACTCCAAGTGAATTACGATATGGAGATTAGATCATATTATCTAAGGCATGTCAAGAACTATTTTTGACCTAAAATTTCTGTTTGGATTACACAATAATCAACAAAGTTTTTAGCCATATCTTCACTATCGAAGAATCTGACTGTCGACCATTGATACAATTTGTTATGTGCCATCACTAGTATGTTGCCATCATAAGTGCTGACCTTGAATATCCAATCGTCAATTTTAACGGGGTCTAATGAAACGAACACATTTTTCTTAGACCCCGTTTTCATTGCTTACTCTTCAGTCAAGAATTGCTTTGTATCTGCCACTGTTTTGAGGTCAGGTGTTTCCGCATCATTGATCTCAATTTTCTTTGGCTTTTTCTCTTCTGGAATGAAATGCTCCAACCACACCTTGAGCATACCATTTACCATCGAAGCATTTTTCACAATAACAGAATCAGCAAGAGTGAATTGTCTTTCAAATGCACGTTCTGCAATGCCTTTGTAAATGTACTCTGTGCTTGGGTCTGCTTTTACTTCACCTTTGATGAGAAGAGTGTCTTCCTTCATCGTAATGTCAATATCAGATTTCCCGAAACCAGCAACTGCCATTTCAATAACATAATGGGAATCGTCAACTTTCTTGACATTGTAAGGTGGATATCCAACAACCTTTTGTGTGCGTTCTGTTGCACGTTCTAATTCATCAAACATACGGTCGAACCCGACCCATGAATTAAGTTGTGGAAAGTTTTGAGTTGTGAAATTTAAGTTACGCATAAGTGTCTCCTTAGACGACATTTATATTAACACCAGACCCCGATTGGGCATCTGACGATTTGGGGAACCATTCCCCAAATTCTGTTTTATTTATTCCCTCTCTTAAGCAGTTTCACTCGTGTAAATTTACCTACTTTAGATATTTCAACTTGATGCCCATGTCTATCTGCGGCATCTTGAAACTCTTTTGCCAATACATGATGTGCTACTCCTTTATGGAATACCTCATGTGTTTCTGATTTTCCGGTTTCTGGATTCTTTCTTTTCTTTGACACTATGATAGATTCATGCTCTGGTCCAGGTCTTGAATTTTTGGACTTGCTCTGTGCCTCTAAATCACCTTTCCATGGTCTTCCAGACGCATGAATAGTTCCACCGTCTTTTACTGAGTTAAACATATGGTCATAAATCTGATGACGGGTCTTCTCTCTTACAACGTTCAATACATTATGGGATTCGATATGATCAAAATGTTTCTTTGGCACATTGTCAGAATCTGAATAATCAGGTTTCTTATCTTTTGAATCTGGAAATGGTTCGTAATTTTTTACATGTTTGACCGGATGATTTAATTGTTCGTTCTGAATTCTTCCACTTCCATAATGGAGAACTTCATGGTGAGGTTCAAGTCCATGTTTCTTTGCTTCCTCTAAAGAAGAGTTAACAGTTTTATCAGTTCCTGCAGTCAGTTGAGTAGTCTGAGAACTTTTATCCTCATCTGTTGCAATTCCTTCTTTAAGCACACTATCAATATATGACTGTGCAATGGATCTGATAATGTTCATACTTCCTCTTTAATTTTTAGTTTCTGCATCCTTAGTCATGTCATGATGCATCTGTGGTGCTGCCTGTTGTTTAACCGCATTGATCAAATCAACAACTTGCACAAATGGCAACTGACCAAGACCTTGTAAAACGGTATTAATCTCTGCTACAGTAAATTTAAAATCCAGTACTTTGTTATCCATAGTGTTCTCCAATTATTTATGTTTGTTGCTTCCAATTGAGTATTTGCTCACGCATGACCACTGATTCTTGTCACTAAACGCTAAAACCTTTACAGTATTCATTGCTGCCTTTTGTTCTATATCTGATATATTTATTACTCCTAAAAGACCCCAATCATTAAGCAGTGATGTAATCAAGTTTCGTCTCAACAGATCATCCTCTGACAAGGTTGATGGTTTCCCATCAAGAATAAATAACTCCTTAAAGTGGCAGATATAGTACTTACCACGTTTATGCAGGATATGGCACGATTGATATAATTTTTTATCTTTTCTCGATGCCACTCCGATCCTTGTCAGTGTTTCTTTAATCTTTAAGAACGAATCTGGTTCATCTAGGGTCACTTCTATTCCAACGGTCATCTCATTCATTTTTGCCACCTCTCATGGTCTTATTATGTATAAATTCTAATTGCTCATCATTTAGCAATTCCAAATATGCTGAAGCATGTTTATTATTTATACAAAAATAATCTGCGACCATTGAGAGGGTTGCGTCTGTGTCTTTCTTACTTACCCAACTACCATACCGTTTCCCTTTAGGGATACCGTTATATAAAAAATCATACTGAACGTCTTTATCTAATGACGAGTACCTATTGACAATATTAGCAAAAAAGATAGTGTCTTTAACAAAAGACAATCCACGATTGATTACAAAAGGAACGTACTCTGATGGGGAAAACTCAACATCAGTTTTCTCGTTGATATGTCTGATAATGTCAAACGGTGTCAGTTTCTTAGGCAGTTTTGAAGTCATACCAAACATCTGCAATTTTAACTAACTCAGGATTGGATATATGAACATCCAAAAATCCAACCTGATGACATGCAATCATAATTTCAGTCAGTTCCTTATTTGTTCTCCATTCAATACCACTCATTTTAATATGAAACCCAAATACCAATGCCAAGTCAGCAAATTCATACCACTTGTTTTCTGTGACATTTACTAAGGTTTTGAATGCATTTTTCATTTCCATATAATGTCCTGACTCAAAAGAACCTCTGTCAAAAATGCTGCAGTATTGATTTCCTGATCAGCAACAAATGCAGACTGATATTGATATTGCCCAATCAATAGGATTAGTGGTGGAATGGATTTTGGTTCAAGTTTTTCTGATGCCTTATGGTAAAGTTCCCGAAACAAACGAGTTGAATCCATGTCTGATTGAGCAACCCATTTCCTCATATCATTAAACTTTTTCCCCTTGAGTGCAGCAATCAACTCATTGAATGATTCGTCAGAAAAATTTGCAAGGATTCCAGAATCTATTTTTCCAGATACAGAATATTTTTGCAACTCATTAAGACAACGACGAAAGTCTGGAAAATAATGATTGACTACCTCTGCCACAACCTTCTTCTCATACTCGACCTGTTCTTGGTCAAGAATCATTAGCACACGTTTAAAAAAATGTGACGCAAGGGATGCCTTCTCTGCTCGTGGAATTTTAAAATCTATGACTGATGCACGTGAGTGTAAAGGTTCAATCAACTTATGTACAAAGTTGCACGTTAGAATGAGACTGTGATTATTTGAAAATTCTTCAATAAAAGCACGAAGTGATGCCTGTGCCGCAGGTGTTAGTCCATCTGCCTCGTCTAACAAGGTAATCTTTTTACTATCTGTAAATGATACTGTAGAAGCAAAACTTGCTATCTTCGTTCTGATAGTATCAATACCAGATTCCATTGAAGCATTTATAACCATGAAGTCAGCATCAAGTTCATTTGCTATACAACGTGCAAGTGTTGTCTTACCAACACCTGCTGTTCCAGACAAAATTAATGTTGGGCATCTTCCTTGTTTTACATACCCCTCTGCTGCATCCTTAATAGACTTAGAAAGGATGCAGTCAGCAATCTTTGTTGGACGATATGCCTCTGTCCAAACAAATTGGTTTGGATTTTTTTCCATAAAGATTATCAGAACTTGCTGGATGCTTCAACGGCAACATAAACCACCAACTTAACACCCTTATGTGCGAATCGTGAAATTCGTTGTGTTAGTTCAACGTCATAATCTCCTGGGAACAATTTCAATTTCTCAATCTTGAATTGTGCATCAAAAGTTTTAGTCGTCTTGGTTTCAAGGTCGATGTCAAAACTATTGCCAGTGGGATTTTTTGAATCCAACACTCTTGCGATAATTTTTGTGCCATCACCGATAAAAGACAAATCTTCAACAGAAAGAATGTTCGCCATTTTTACCATCTTAGCCAAGTCGGTAGATGAGATTGAAAATTGAATTTCAACCTTTGGCATGACAATTGATTTGTTTGGGGTGGTGAGCAAAGATTCCTCTGCATATACATAATTGACTTTTTGAGTGCCTTCTTTAACAGTCAAGAATTTGTCATCAAGATCAATTTCTGGTTTATTGAATGCAGAGATAACCCCAAGCAATTCATTCAAATTGAATACTGATACTTGCTTGGTAAAATCATCATCACCTTCATACTCTGCCAAAATATCTTTGGTAGATGACATTGTGGAAAACTTCTTTCCAGGTTTGATCACCAAGTTGGTGTTAATCGTGGAAAAGTTCTGAAGAATGGCAAGTGTTTCTTTGTTCAAATTCATTATATAGTTCCTTATACAGAATTAATCGTTACGACTACGTACAGCATCTGACAATTCAGAAATAGATTCTGCAATTTGAACTAATGCCGCAGTCATTCCCATCACTGCCTCAGTGAGTGATCCTACTGTTCCACCAGTCGCATCTTGTCCAGACATGCCTTGTGGGATGATCCTGTTGGCAATCAATTCAAGTCCATCAAATGTATCAGTTTTATTCATATTGTTCTCCTGTATAGTTAAAGAGGTTCTGCAACCATTACGGTTTCATTAGAACTTGTGGGTGACTCCGGTTGTTTCGTGGGGGTAATAATACCTGCATTCATTAGCATCATTCTTAAAAGAGACGATGGTATCCCTCGCGTTAAGGGTGTATTCAGTTTTGATGCCCTCCCTGAGTGTTTCTTCCCCAACAGTTCGTTGATCTCCCTCGCTTGCTTTCTCCATAGTTTCATTTTGTTGCGACTTGTCTTTGCCATTTTCGTTCCCTTTCTTCATTGCCACACGATATAAAATTAAATACCCAAGTAGATCTTGAATTACATCTTCATCTTCATCACTTTGTTGATTCATCAAACGACTAAGTTTGTCGTCTAGTCGAACCTTTATTTGTTCGACAGCACTTGCTTTTGAGAAAATGCGTTTTGGATTAATGGCAGAATCGCCATATTTTCTATTCTTATCGAGAAGAATTTCTTTCAATGCATCGCACTCAAGAGCAATCATTTCTTGGGTATTAGTCATGTTTTTCCTCCATCACGTTTTCCATTGCAACAACTATATCTTGCATGATTGATAATACAACATCATGGCAATTTTTGTCAAACTCTTCTATGAGTTTTCTGGCACAAATGGCTTGCGCGATTAACAAACCATTTGTGACATCTTGTTTGTGAAGTGTCTGAGCATAACGCTCAAACACTTTATCTTCGCTATTGATCATTTGAGTGCAAGTTCTTCGTAACCAATCACGTCTTCGAATGTCAATCCAACATCTGCCATTACTGTTGCACGTGATGCCATTTTTCCACCCACAGAATTCCTCCAACGAGCAACGGCAGTATCGAAATAATATGGCCATGTATCATCGTTTGTGGGAGTGAATTCACCGTCGTCTTCCACTTTGGTAACGAAATCAGTTTCATTACCAGAATCATCAACAACAGACTTGGTGTTGTAATCACGCTCAGAAAGAATTTGCCTCCAAGCAGGATCACTCATCACACCTACAACTTCGTACTTGCACGTGCGACCCTTGGCATTGTTGTAATCTGATGGAATAGACACAACGTTTGCAGGATTGATTTTCACCAAAACGCACTTATCGCTATCACGATTTGATGAACCGTACTTGGTCAGATACTCGCTACTGCAAAAGTGCAAACCAGCAGAACAAGTATTTTGACGTTGATCATCAACTGCGAACCTTGGCATTTCAACAATCTTGCCGACACTGTTATCCATCGTGCCACTGTAAATGTCCATGAAATCTTCTTTCACGATCTTGTATGCAATGAAGCAACCATCAGTAGTGATAGGAAGATCAGTTGCATCAAGGAACAAGAACAATTCATCGACAGCAATCTTACTAGGATTGTTGTAGAGATTTTCCAAGAAATTTACCAAAGGTTGAGCAGAGAAACCTTCCCCAACCATTTTCACAATGCGTTTGGTAATAACATCGTTGAGAGAATAGGTTTGACCAAAAACCTTGATCATACCAATTCCATCTTCAACAGTAACACTCACATTTCCATTAGAGGACTTTTCAGTGAATGATTGCACAACGATCTTAACATCAAGGTTTTCAGCAGATTCATATTCACCTGCTTGCACCAATTCCTTGAAATTTGCAAAACGTGGATCGTCTTCGAACACAGTGACCTTGTTCCCATTTTCAATGTTGAACAACGTAACGCTATTTTCACCGATCACATACGTGTATTTCATTTTAAAACTCCTTATTTACCAACCAGATTTAGATAAGTTTCGATAACTTTTGCGTCATCGACATTGTGATACCTTGCATGTATTACTTTAAACATTTCATACGTATTGTAAAGACTTTGTGCGATTTTGTCAACATAATTCTCATCAAACTTCAAAGGTGCAACATTAAGAATTTCTGCCATGCGAGAATATGTTAGCAATGAGATATTGTTAGTCGGAGAGGTTGCAGTTGCAACTTTGTATTCTTCTTGGAGTGTATTCCAAACAGAAGGTTTGGTTGTTCGAATTCCCTTAAACACCCTAAAGATAACTTTTGCATTGTCATATGAGTTTCTGACTGTAGTTTTAAATTCATCAGCAAGACAAGAATCAATGTAACTCTTATTATTAATGCTGTCAAACACTTGCTTGAATGCGTTATCAAGAGACACAAAATCTTTAGGTGCAGATTTCCCGTCCTTGATACCAACTACAGACCAACCTGAACTTTCCAAAACTTGTCTTTTAAATTCAAACCTACTCTCTCTAATAAGACCAGAACGGGCATCAATGATATTGACATATGCAACTTTTCCAACATTATAATCATTAGGGTTGAAGTCAATTTTAACGAGAGACTTTTGACGAAAACCGTAGATATCAGACTTGATGCTTGCCGATTTCGTTGAACCCCTTGATGCACGTGGTGCTTTGTCCAAAGATGATGCGTTGATGATGTAGGACTTCAATTCATTTGGGAAAATGTTCTTATTCACAAGCAACACGAACTTTACATTAGTACCCAACTTTTTGAAATTGTACTTGACACGAGACATGCCAGAAACGACATCATTAATAACGATCCTGATGTTTTCCATCATGGGAATTGAGAATCGAATAAAGAAGTCGTCAGACCCATTGTTGTAATCAGAACGAATTGTGATGGCATGCGTCTTGAAGCAATTCGATGCACCACTCAAATTTTGGGACTTGTTTCCGTTGCATACCTTTGCTTTAAGTGCAGAAGAATTTGCCTCCAAAGTTTTCGTGTTTGCATACACAACCTTGAATTGCTTGATATCGTCGTTAAGATTGTTGATGCTGTAGCGACCATTGATAATCTTCAAAAGAAACGCAGATGAATTACGATCACTCAATGCACCCTTACCAAGAATGGTCTTTTCTACTTCGTAAATCTTTTGACGAAAGTCAAAACCATCCGTCGCCTTAGACAACACACTCTCTACTTGATCAGTCAATTCAACCTTGACAGTTTCAAGTTTTTGGCGAATGGTAGCAATCGTTGATTTTGTGTATTGAATGTTCTCACGAGACAGACTAAGTTGAAGTTCGCCAATATCAAAATCAATGACGACTGGCATCCTCAACAGACACACGAGTGCTGGATCTTTTAGTTCTTGTTCAAGTTTGCTTACATCAGGAACATACCCACGATGAGTAGTAACGAATGCAGAGGTAACTTGTCCATAATTCAGATATGCGTCATTACGCATTTTCCAGTTGGAACCGGCAGTAATGAAACTATCATCACGGAAAGTGACTGATGCATTTTTGATGATTGGTTTTACTGGATAATACTTGAACACTTCACCAAGGCAATTTTTCCAAATGTTGAAACGTGAAGGTTGCACTGGAATAATAACTTCAAGACCAGTTTCTTCAGTTGCAGACTCACGAATTTTGGTCAGTGAAGGAATACCATGATCATTGATGAACACGAGGAATTCCATTGCCTTACCATCATGGTAAGAGATAACATTCCAAGAATCTGTAACAGACGCGGGAGATTTAGCACCAATACCATATCCACCGATCTTGGCATTGTCACCAGACTTGTCGGACGCACCATACACTGTAAGCAGACGATAAACATCATGTTCAGCAAGACCATGACCATAGTCACGGAATTTGATAACTGGATCAAGTTGCGTAGGAGCAACAATAAGGAAAGGTTCAGACGGATTTGCATCATAGCAATTCGCGCCCAACTCGTAGCAGACTGCCTTTTCTTTGTCAGTGTAAAGGGCAGACGACAACATGCTGAACAATTTAGCGGCATCAGTTGAAATAGAAAAATCAACTGAGTTTTTGACGTTTGTTGTTACTTCCCTGTTTTGTGTAACTTGCATTTTGTTTTCCCTAAGAATCAATCGATGAAGTGAATTATATAGATTTTGGTTAGGTTGTCAATCAATATTGTAACTTATTGATTTTTAATAAGTAGTTCGAACTTTATACCCATTGTCTTGCCAATATGCTGCCCATTTAATTGCTTCAGCAACAGTACGAAAATTCTTAGACTCAACCAAAGTAGAACCAGAATATATACGAACAGTCATGATATGTCTCCTTATAGTTTGTTTGCAATCCACTGACCATTAACAAACAGATACGCATATTCTGCCCAATTGTCTTTAGCCGACTTCAAAAACTCGTCTTCACTTTTGAAAACTTGATACCCAACATCCGTTTCACCACGATCACGACCATAATAAACACACCAATTTTCATTGGGGTTATCAAAATCTTGAGTCGATCCAATTTCTTCACGAAGTACAGAAAGACTACCACCATTAATCAACGTGCAAACTTTCATAAAGTCTTGATAATGTTCAGCAAGAATTCGACCATTGTGTTCAGGATAACCATCCCAATGACAGTAAATTGCATAGATGCCATCTTCACATTCAACACCGATAAAAGAACGAGTGCCCATTTTTATTCTCCAGCAAGAGTGATCAATCGAGTTTTAACACTTTCCGATAACGGAAGACTAAAACCAGATACATTAGGGGTTAGTGAAACACGTAGAGAAATCCCACGATTTGAAACAAACACATAGCGAACTTCATTTGTAGTCTTGGGGTTTGTACCGTACAACATATAGGTGTTGCCCTTATAGACATTATACCTGTTGCTGCGAGATTCTTGTTTCTCGAAACCAATATTTTCAAGACCTTCTGCAAACAACACACGCAATGTTTTCTTTGCCATGATTTTCTCCTGATTCGATGGAGTGAATTATATAGACTCCATCCGATTTGTCAATAAGATTCTTAACCTACTGATTTTCCAGTAAATTTAATCACTGTTTTGCACTTACGGCACGTGTATTTCTTGCCATACCGAATACCAGAATGAACCTTACCACTAACATTATGTGTATCGCAGTTGCACGTATAGACATATTTCTTTTGTGGTTTGCGAACAACCTTAACATTGGACACATCATAGCTATGATATGTATTGCCAGATCCACCCATTTCAGTCATTACCCAACGAAACTCTGGACCGTGATGTTGCTTGGCACTTGGGAAAGTGCATTTCGTTGCGAGGTGAGCAACCTCATGAATTACTGTGTTTTCAAACTCTTCCCAATTGTCACGAGCAAGAATCTCATTGAAACCAAGTTCATTGGTGAAATATTTGCACCAACCAGCACGACGACCCTTATTGAAGAACACCACTTTTGGGGACGATACTAGAATCGATACCTTACGACCACGACTAGTGATGACACGGTTCGCGTTTTCTACATGTTTTTCAACAAGTTCGTTGATTTTGGTGCGGATTTCGTTCAAGGTCATTTCATATCTCCCAATCGATGGAACGGATTTTACACAATAAATATAGGTTTGCAATAGAAATTTTAACTTGATGTTTTTATTTGTAAAAGTGCCATTGTGAAATGTATAAATATTACTAACCATTCTCCTAACCTGTATGAACGAGGTCACAACATGAAACAATTTAAATTTTTTAATGCTAATTCTTCTACTCAAGAAGAGGAAGTTCAAAGAAAGCATTTTGATGGACCACATGAAAACGAAGCAATATACGACGACGGTGCGCTAAAAGAATCTACTGAAAACGACTCTGAACATAGTGGAAGATTGATAGTACATGGTGATGGTGGTGCAGCAAAAGGGACTGGTGCGACATCAATTAATGTGCCAAAACACATGTGGGAAGACGGTAAGTCTCATGAAGGCATGAAGACCAGAAACAAAGCAAGAGCAGAAGTGTATGGGGCAGAGCATAGAGCACCATTATCAATTCCAGAAGTTGAAAGAACTCATAAAGACACGTTAGATGAACACTTCAAACAAACAAAAGATGAGCAGATTAAAAGAGAAAAAGAAGCAGTTGCTAGACTTAAAAAAGCAAAACACCTCCCATCTGGAAAAACAACATCAGAAAGTGATAAGTTAGATTCTATCAAGTATGAACATGACGAACATGGCAAACCTTTTAATGCATCTGCATGTAAGCACGTTGCCGGTCATGCGGTATATACATCAGGACATGGTGAACACGAAAAGCACCATATTTTAAATACCTGCCCAGGTCAAACGAAAGGGTGCGGTGGTGGAGTTGGTGAAGACGGTAGAGCAGATGTTCGTAAAGGGGCATGTTTTGCTCACAATGCAGAAACACAATACGCACATGCTGCAGTAGCTAGAGCAACAAATACCCAAGCAATGCATGATCCTGCTATGAGCAAAGATTGGGTTCTTGCTCATACGCATAGCATAAGAAAAGATGCAGAAAAATCCGATAAGAATGGGCAACGTCATGTGGTTAGACCAAACACATTGGCAGAAAATGACAAATCTACACGTCATGTGCAAAAACATTTAAACAAGCAACGCAAATCAGAAGGAAAAGATTCTATTTTATCTTACCAATACAGTAAGGGAAACGCATTACATGATCCAGAAAATGGACATCATGTTACATACTCAAATACTGGACCAAAAGTAAAAGGTGGTGCAACAATCGCAGAAAACGCACATAGAGATTCATCTCGTGTTCGTCAAACAGTTACATCAACAGACTCAAATGGTAAGAAAATAAAGAATGATGATGGAAAAGAAGTTCCTGCTAAACATTCATATATTGTTCACAATCTTAGACGTGGTTCTGAAGATGAAGCAGAATTTGCAAAACATGTTAAAACTGGTAGATATTGGGGCAAAGGTGTTCCAGAACATGAACAGTCTGAGAGTGAGAAAAACCTCCCATCAGAAGGACACTATGATGGCAATGGTAAAGACACTACACCAGACAAAGCACACCATGGGCATATGAAAGTTAATGGCACGTTATACAAATATCATAACCAGCACGTGCTTCATGGTCTTCACCGTACTGTTAAAGTTAATGGACATGACACCCCTTCTGATGCACGTTTCATGGATGACCATTATCTTCCAAAGAAAGCAGATAGATTTAAATCTGAACATGGAGAACATGGTGCGCTCATTTCTACATCACCAACTCTTTCTACAAATTTAGAAAAAACAGAAAAGAGTGAATTCACTCATGATGTAAAAGGTGTTGCAGAAAAAGCAAAACACAATGGTGGTATTTGGGATATTGATCATCCACATGATCAAGAATCTGCAAAAGGCAAAAACTATGTTCCAGCACAGTCTGTTGATATTAGCGGATTGAAAAAGAAGAAAACCAAAAAAGAAGCATAAAGAAAAGGCGACCAAGTGTCGCCTTTTTCATTTCACCATTCTTGATTGACTGGTTTCAATTCTGATTTATAAAAATCATACGAATCCATGAAATCCTGATATGCTTGAACGGATGGTACTGGTGGAGGAAAGTTTTGGAGTTCAATGAATCCTATGTTTTGAGATTCGCTCCCATACCAATTTTTTCCACGAGACGACATAAAGTTATGTGCTTCAATCAACAAGGCACGATGATCATACTTTTTAATAACTGGTGCATCATCAACGGTAGGTGTTGATCCGACATACTTTCTATAAATTATGTCAAGCAATCTATTTTCGATTGGGTCAAGTACTGCTTTCAATTCTGGAATTCGTTTAATGGGAGATGGAATATCAGAAATGTATGCTTCAGCAGCATCATGTAACAATCC